TCAAAATCATTGACGCGATCGCTAACATAACCGACACTTTGTTGCGCTACCGAAGAACCCGACCTAATAACTTCAAACGCGTCTAAATAAAATTCTTCGTTTATAAATCCACGAGTTTCGATCGTGTCAGAAGTTAAGGTTTTAATCGGTATCAATTTTTTGGGAACGTAATCTACTGTTAAAATTCTATCGCTAGAAAATTTCCAGGGATCTAAATTTCCGGCCATCATACTTCCACGAAAAGCGTGCGATTCAAATGGAAATTCTATAGAGAAAAAAGAAATAACTGGTCTAATGGAAAGCGGTTCGATGATACCGTTAAGGTTATAATTTTCAGCTTGATTACTGTCTGCGGTGATTATAGGGAAAGTGATCGCTCGTTTAAGTTCTAGTCCCGGTTGCTGTAGATACAAATAAGCGACAGGATTAAAATTTTCTATTTCGATAAATGAACCAGTAGAGATGATATCTAAGTCGTTGATACCGTAACACACGGGTTTGACAAAGTGACCCGGTGTGCCAGCCGAAATTTTAACCATGCCTAGTGTGTAAGTTTCTTGCGTAATTTCGACGCCTTGGCGGTATTGATCTATTTCGTTCGTTGCTATCGATGAAGAGTTAATGCCAATAGATGTATCATATATTCTCGGACCTTCGTCAAAAGCTCGTTCTTCCAGTTTACTATATTGCTGGATCGAGGAATAAAAATTCTTAATAAATACTGACATTGTTTTACTCGTTTAAAATCTACTTATTTTTCCTACGACCTGCTGGACCAACAGGTTGTCTTTTATTCTTCCTCGCGTCGAGTCGCCTAGATAAATTTCGCTAGACTGATATTCTAATTTGTGCCTTTCTAGCATGTGAGATTCTACAACGAAATTTATGCCTTTAAATCTTGTCTTACGAGGAACCAGCTGCTCTATAAAGTTGCTCATCGACTGATCAAACCATCTGTAAAATTCGAAGAAATTTCTAAAACTTATTTTTTCTTTTACGCGATTAAAATATATGTTTCTTAATTTTTCTAGGTCTGGATAATCTGGTGAATACATCAGTTCGGGCGAACCAATCGCTGCTGACAAGGTGTCGAACGTCGCGAACATATTGACAATATCTTTGTTTAACGCGTCTAATAAGGAAAACTCTATTGATAGTCTAACATCATCGAGAGGAGTTTCTCCAGGAGGCAATTCGTACAATGGACCTACGGAAGCATATGTAGAATCATTTAAGTTTTCAGAATCCTTAAAGCTTCTTATTCTAATTTTTTCGCTAGTAGAATATTCATCGAAATAGGGAGACAAATAACTGTAGCCAAAAATATCATTAACGAAAATATTTTGTTGCGCTGGAAATTTATTGCCGACAACGCTTATTTCGTTTTCACTAAAGTCATTAAAGATGATATCACCAGATAAACTTGCTGTACGAGCCGTTTGTTTCTCTAGCGTGCTTAATCTTAGTTTTTCAAAAGAACCTGTTTTATTGGTTACGTAATTATAATTCGTTAAAGCGTCCATGACGCCGAGCGACTTAGGGTTCCTGACATGTTCTCTCCACTCTGTTTCTGATAAGCCCTTCGACCAAAATCTAACGTTACTTATCTGTCCTACGAAGGAAGTTTCTCTTGCATCGTCAGGAGAATCAATAGTATTATTTAAGAAAAGATACCCCATTACGCCCTCGGGAATGTTGTCGTTTCTTCCTATTACTATCCTAGAGCCCGAAGCGTTAGTTAAGGCGCTTAATGTTCTAAATACGTTATTTCCTCCTGTCGGCGTTTCATTGAAAAAAGAAGAAGTCGTATATATTTTCGTGATATCACCGTTATTTTGCACCGCGGCTCTTAAAAAGTAAGAAGACGACGTTACACTTTCTATAGAATCATTGCGAAAACAACCGACGGACACGTTCCATCTTTCTCCGTTAAAGATATCTACGGGTAAATTTAGAGAAAGAAGTGGCGAGGTGCTACTGTCGCCAGGTCGTATATAGGCTAATAAAGAGCTAGTGGCGAATAAATTTAAAACTACGCCTGGTTGTACTGCCGAAGAAGAACCTGTTACTTCGAATCTAACTAAAGATTGTTTTTTATTCGACGCGCCACGGTCCAGGTTTTTTTGAACGTACTTATAACAAGCTTCATACGTCCATGAACCCGATGTTAATAAACCATCATTTGGGTTAGAAGATACGCCCTCTACGAAAGACCCCATTATTTCTGGATAACCCGGCTCAACTCTTGAAGCTGATAAAAATGACGTCGATACTATAGAAGTCGTATGAAAATCTACGACGGCCGAATACTCTGTTCTTGTTTCTCTACTGGCTCCTAATTGATTTAGAGAAGGCCCACCGAATTCCCTTATTCTTAGGGTATTATCGGGATCTATACCTACTGATCTTAAATAAGACTTAATGCTGTGTTGGGTACCTTTGGAACGTAATACATCGGGTATATTAACGAGCACTCGACGCAATATCATGGACTGTATTTGTTTGAGCGTATAAGTCGAAAGCCCTTGCTCACCGATGTCTTCTCCGTCGACATACTGTAATATGCTAGAGTCATTAAAAAATGGAGGTAGATACAAACCGTATGAATTCGCCAGATCTGTTAAAAAATTATCGGGTACTGAGTTGTGAGTTTCGTAATCTATGGTGTGTAATGTACCGAATGAATCGACGAACATTTTGATGTCATCGAAAAATTTTGCCCATATGTAGAGGAATGTTAATATAATTTGCGTAGAACCTAATTTTCCTTGACCCGGCATGCCTTCGCCGCCATATGAATTTCCTATAGTTCCTTCTATTTCGGTTTTTTTTATGGATTCGTAATCTGCGCCTTGGCGTAGATAGTGTCTTGGTATTAATTTAGTAATTAAATTAGGGTTAAAGTTATCGTATGTACTAGCCGAAGCCAATAACTTCGTATTAAGATTTATTACGTCTGGATTGTAAGGAAATAATATCGTCTTAAATTCTGGTCTCTCGTCTTTCATAAGACTATAGGCGTCTTCTGACGCGGATCGTCTTAATGACGTATTAAAATTGTAAATTAACCCGTGCAAAGAATTACCAGAGCTGTCGAGCGCTATCGAATTAACCGCGTCGGACGGGTCTGAAGATAGAGAAGAAGACGGCTCATTAAACCTGAAATATAGTTTTAAAGAGTCTGTAGAATATATGCCTTTAGTGGCATATGCCCTCTGTTGCTTTATCGTTCTGTATGAGTGAAATATTCTAAATTCATCTAAAGTACCGCTAAAGGTTTGTTGTGGAGTTACGTAAGCGCCATTAGAATAAAAAGAAGAACCTGAACCAATATAAAACGTAGATGAAACGTCCAGGGCGCCAATGACTTTTTGCTTTTTGCTTTCTTGTTGTAATCTTTCGTCTACGAAAGATTGCAGATAATTATTGCCAGTCTCTCTGTTAAAAGAGACGCAAATATGATTGAATTTACCTTTCGGAAAAATACAGTCAACGAAATTTTCAACGCTACCCGAAATTATACTCAATGTTCCAGTTGCGTATGACGTTAGCGAGGGATGAAGGTAAAAAGTAAATCCTTGTAACTTATCGGAAGATAACTTTTGGAAAACTATTTGGCTATCATTGACTTGATCGGGAACGAATATGTGCGTTTCGGCAGTGAAAGATTTGTTATGAGGAGGATTTAATAAAGCATCTCCCGAATTTTTTTTAGAAAGTTCGGGGAATAATCCTCCCTCTGAATCTTTTACTTCTATTCTTACGCCTAAATTTTCCGAAAATCCGTTAGAAGGGTCCTCGCCCACTTGCGTTCCAGAAAAATGTAGTTGACCTGCGAATTTAGGAAATTGATCAAAGATCCAACGTTCGAATCCAGTTAATCTTTCAAAAAATCTTTCAACTTCAATTCGAGTACCATCAAAAGGATAACCATTGATAATTTGATCAAAGGCTATATTCGTTTTTACTTCTGCTGATTGGAAAAATGTGTGTTCTTCGAATTTCGACCAGTTTATATTTAACTGTTGGGTATTTTTTAAAGGATAGTTTAGAGGATCATAATAAAAAGAAGAAGTGCTTTCAATATTGGTTTCTATCAAGTCTCTAAACGTTAATTGAATGGGTCGCGTTTCAGTTAACGCAGCTTTAATAAACGAAGGCGCTTGTATGTAATTTTTCTTTTTTATCATGATTAAAGTTTAGTAACCTTAAACGTAGGAGAAGCATTCAGGTATTTTTGTTGTTGACCATCTACGATTATCATTACATCGACTACATACGTCCTAAAAGGAGTTAGCGCCGAAGTATTAAAGTTAAAATACATTCCACTAGCGTCGCTACTTAGTTTAGTAGAATTAGATATTGAATCGAATGGAACAACATATTCGTTCGTCACAGAGTTTCTAATAGCGTAGTAAGAATTTCTGAGAACGATACCAGGAATTTCTACGGGTAATCTTTTAGCGATTATTATTGGGCTATTTTCGTCAAACACGTTAACGCGAAGCGTAACTTCTTCATTTTCGGTATATTCGTTACTCATTCCTAAAACGTTAATCACGTATTTTCTTGGATTGAGTCGTTGATTGACTCGTTCGGGCGATCGTGCCGTAACGATAGAGCCCGTAAAATAAGCTACTGTCCTGTCTATTGAACTCCAGATGGGAGTAAACTTAACAGAACCACTTTGTTCATAACTTGCCTTGATGTTAGCGTTAGAGAACGGTAACGATATCGAAGCAGAATAAACACCCATCATTTGATTCGAACCAACATGGTGTTGTGAACCAGTAAAGAACAAAGAGTAAGCGCCGACGCCAGAAGCCTCGGTTTTTAATTGTAATAGTACACAGTTTGATCCAGTCACGTTTAAACTGGCCGAAGTTAAATTTCTTAGTTGTCCATGGACGTAATTATAAAAAAATAAACTAGAAGAAATTGGCGCGTCTAGATAAAGGTTTGAAGTATCATCGGATATGGCGTCGTCGAATTTAACTAGCAGCTGTGGTCTTTGTGTTTCATCATACGCGTGCCTCGTTGCAAATCTTTTGACGAAATACGTATGAGTATCCGACTCGATAGAATCACTAAACGTTATTCTGAGCCCTGAATCTGGTAAGTCGCCATTCAAAGTCGCTGAAACTATTTTTGTTACATCTACAAGTAGATCTTCTTCACCATTTACAAAAGTTTGAGAAACTCTAGTGTCTGGTATCGCAATAGAACTAGTGATATAGTCGCCTGAACCCGTCGAAAAGCAAGCTAGAGTACAACCTTCGCCGAACCATCTAGCTTCGCGAGATGCCGAGATAAAATTTGCCCTATCTTTGTCGACATAATACGCAGTGTCTTTTCCCGATCCTTCGTCAAAAGAACCCGACAAAGGAAAGATGTCGACAGTAAAATTATTGGGAGTCGTTTGACCACCATATACGTCTTTAAGACTTAATTGACATTTAAAACTCGAATGCGTCGTGTCTATCTTTCCGCTATTTACTAAATCTCGTAAAGGATTCAAATCAAAGTGTAACAACAACCTGGACAGCTCGATTTGGGCTTGATTACTGACTACAGTAATTCCGTAAAGTTTAAATAAATCCAGCGTTCCAGCCGTACCAACATTACCACTTTTTACTCTAATCCCATCGACGTATTTGTCTGTGATGTAAGTGTCTTTATCAGCTTTTAATATACGAAACATTATGACACCACCTTCGCGATAATATCGTCTGCAGGATAACGTATTTCAAATATTCCACCTGTCGGAGGAAGTATCATTTGACGTTTTGTATTATTTTTTACGTCGTAAGTAACGTCACTATACACTAGGTTATTTACGACACCCGAAATATTGTTAAAGTTAATTGAATCTACTGCAATAACGCCTTGCACGGTATAGATTAAGTTGATTACTTCCGATATGATTATTGGTTGATCTATGTACATTTTTCTAGCTTCAAATTTATTTTGAAGCTTGGTTAAAATCGTAGATAAAACTGATGTTCTATTTAATGTAGGGTCTATAATTACCGTAAACTTTAGTTGCAAATTGATGATTCTGGCGTCTAAGATGTCTATCGCGTCCGATATCATTCTATAAGAATTTAAATATTTTCTTAGATTTATCTTTAGCGTATCAGGAGACGTGATCAATCTCTGATTGTTGTCTCTCGATATGATAAAAAGCTGGGTGGCTAGCGGATTGTTGGGATTCGATGCTATGGCTGCTCTAAAAACCCTGCCTAGATTTGAGGGCATCGTATAGACTCTAGCAAGCAAGTCTTCTTTGGTCACTATTCTTTCTTGAGAGTTTTTTATTGAAGGTATTAGCGTCGCTAATTCCCTGGCAGACAGTGCGTCTTCTCCACCTGTCGCAGCAACTGTGTTAGAAATTTCTATGCTATTTCTCACTTTAACTGCCTGACTGTTCGGCGGATTTAAAGGAAAAACTATGTTTAATGTGGAAACTGACGTTAAGGAATTAGGCGCAATATTATGACTTAATCCTCCACCATAGCGATATACTACCGTTACATTAGCGTTCTCTGCAGCTACGCCTAGCGTGTTAGTAGTCAATAATTTTTCTGGATTTAGGGTTGTTCTACCAATGTATTTTGAATAAGGCATGCGTATAGCGAATTCGGACGGGTCTGGTATGACGTCGTCTTCTATCGTGCTGGCAGATCCGCCACCAAAAATTAAAGTAGTTTTACGCGTCGCTAAATCAGTTAATTTAAGAAACCTGTATGGCGCAGGAATGATTCTCAAACCATCTTTTACTAAGTCGCTGTCTTCTGAAGTATTTAAAACGTTTCTATAGACTACGTCATGCGTTAAAGAACCGACTTCGTAGTATGTGTTTCCAAAGTCATCATAAACTCTAACTATTTCACTTACGTTGGTTTGACTTAGAGAGAATCTCCTGAATGGAACGAACGAATCAAAAGTTGTAATTTCTCTAGTTTCTCTACCGGAAATACAAAGTCCCGTTAAAGAAAGAAAATAGCTTACTATAGTACCGTCGGGTCTCTGTCTACCGATTCTTTTTTTGGCTTCTTGATTTAGAATATAGATTCCATCTTCTGCTGGATCTATAGAAAACTGTATGTCTTCTATCAGCGTAAAAGGTATTCCGCTGTCGCTAATAAAAACCGTACCTTCTTTGATCGTCGGTAAAAGAGTAACATCGGGCTCGTCGTCGCCGAGAGAAGCAACAGGTACTTCAATATAAACCGTAACGTCGACGGTCGCAGGAGCGGCACCGGTGATTGGTACGCCAGCATTTCTTAGTGCTCGCTCGACAGACGCATTTTCTACCGCCGTTTCCGGATTTAGCTCTCCATATAAATGATCAAGATAAAAAGATAAATTGTCACCTACATAGGCAGCCATATCCAGGAAGAGTCCGCCCACCGATGCTTCTGAAAAATCTTCTATTCTATCTGGATAATACTGTCTGGCGTAGTCTAAAAGAGTGGATCTTAAGGAATCAAAATCTCTGGCCAGGTATTTTCTTTGTCTGATTTCTTTAATCGTTTTTGACGCCATTTTTTATCCTACACTATTATAATACGAATAAATTTACGTTTAGTTGTTTGTCGTTAACGCCCAACGTGGGTATCGAATATGTTATCTTTATTTTTATTAGCGCGACCGAAGAACCCGTTTTAAAATCTTCTATGTCTGACACATAATCGATCAAACTGACGAACGGCATCCAGCTAGTAACAGCGGTCTTTATCCTAATAACCGCCTCAGAGTCAAAATTTTCCTGCGTTGAGTAATCAGTCGTTAATGGTCTTAAATTGGCTCCAAAAAAATATATACCCAATCTTTCGCCCCAATTAGTTAGAATTAAGTTTCTTAGATTGTCGTGAACAGTATCGGCGACGTTCGTGTACATATCTAATATTCCATGTCGACTGCCTAGTCTAAGAGGAGTTTTTATACCGACAGGCGTTAACGTAGGATATTGAATGTCAGCAACATATTGTTGTCCAGTACTGCCGACGCTCTTAAAATTTATCGTAGTAGCCATATACAATTTTATGTATTGTCAATCGCCTATATTGGGACAACATTATAATAATTTTTGACAAATCAGTAGGTACTGGGCTTTGGATATTGATTGCCAAAGTATTTTTCCAAAGCCGGGATTAATAAATCTAAATCAATCCATCCCATTATTATTCTCATATTACCTTCATCGCCTTGATCGACTTGTCCTTGTATGCTCCACCCTTTACCAGTTTCAAAAGTTAAATTCCTTTTTAAATAACACATTCCTTCTGCGGCTTTAGGTATAATCTGTTGCGCCGCAGCGTTTAGATCATTTTTTTGATCTCCTGTTTTGCCATTAGCCCATGCTCTATAAAGTATGTTAACATTTGAAACACCGGCGTCTGCTGTTATACAAAAACCCGTCCCTGTACCAGCGGGTAACCAATCGACAAAAACACCGGTGTGGCGAATAATTTGATTGTCTCTAATCAAAAATACGTCTCCGTACTTGGGACTCATTTTTTGACACTGCTCGTTAGTAACGCCACCTTTACTCACGTCGCTATTTCTCCAAGCTCCGCACGCTGCGGCGAAATAACCTAAATTAGCGAATCCTGGCGCGCCGACGAGGTAGTCTGCATCTTGCGTTACAGCTTTACCAAGAAATGGAAAGCCCGCACTTTTCGCTCTCGCGTCGTTCTCTGCGTTGACGGGAAACCTTAAATTGACTTTTGAAAACGGATGGGCGACGTCAAAAATAACGTTGCGCAACAACCATCCAGCGTAATTTCCGCACGACGTTGCAATAGCTTGCACGCTATTGCTAGAATTAGCTGCATTAATATTACTTCGAATAGCACTTTCATCGTTATATCCTGCTCCTGGCGAAGGAGGCTGCGTTCCTGCTGGACCCGGGAACCATTGAGGGTCGACGCGGCCACCTTTAAATCCCTTAAACGTTGGATTATTAGGATTGCTTACCAAGTTTTGGTAATCGCTCTCGCGGGGCTTCGGACCCAAAGAACCTTCTATCACGAACCTTGCGCGTTGCCGAACTTTTGAATATCTTATGCTCGCATTCATGCCTTCTTGTGTCTGGGCATCTTCGTCAGCTTCGTCTGTGGCTGCTGCGGTTTCTTTTTTCTCGGCTATGACTAAATTAGTCCATGAGGTCATGCCTGTTACGTGTGAAGGCAGGGCGGCGGGCGTCGTATCTTCTTCTACGACACGAGGCGTTGGATAAGGAATAGGGTTTCCATCCTCGTCGCGCTCGACTTCGTCTTGACCTACTGAGCTAGGTTGTCCTGAAGAGCCCTGAGGACTTTGAGGATCTTGTTGGTTCGTGTGCTCGTCATTTACTTGCTTAATTTCGGCGTTTTGAGTAGCGGTTGAAGAAGTTTCAGTTCCACCATTGGCGGCAGTCGAGGCATTTTCGCCCGCGTCAATTCCTGGATCTTTTTGCGGATACGACGTATCTTCGGTCGTTGCGCTATTAATACCGCTGGATTGTTGTTGCTGTTCAGTAGAAGGTGCTGTAGCCGACGACGATTGTGTAGTATTATTGTTTAAAGATCCTTGCGTTGTTTGGTCGTTGGACGTTTCTCCTCGAGAATTACTGGTAGAATCGCTGTTGTTAGTTTTTATGGTTTGTCTATACGCGTCGATGATTGATTGCGCAGTTTGAGAAGGATCAACTAATCCGATGCCACCGACGATGCCACCAGCATTTTCAGGAGTTTTTACAAGCGCGTCAAGAATTGCGCCGTGACCTAAGTTCATTCCAAACAAAATAGCGAACTGCAGTCTTACTTGATGTTGCAACAATATTTCTTGCGCAGCAATTTCAAATTGGCTAGTTGGTAAAGATTTTGACTGAGAGCTTTTAGCAGTCGTGTATATCTTTTCTAATACCGTATTACAACCTCTGTCAGATGCTAGTTCGTTTAACGCAGCGGGCAAAAGCTCGTGCGCTTCAGCCATTAGCGCTTCGTGAGTTTTTATTTGACTTTCATAAAAATTTTTTTCAAAATTTCTTTGATCGTCATATCCATATCTAGCGAGCTGAGGATTCGGAAATTTTTTGTTAGGTGCTGCCGGGGGCGCGTTAACTATAGATGTAAGTTTTTTTATAACTTCAGGGTCCGTGGGATTAAGCGTCGGCATATACTTTTCGAAGTACTTTATAGTTTTATCAGATGATCCCGCCATGACGTCTGCTATGGTCGGTGGAGCAGGACCACCTGGCTGAGCAGGTATTCCTTGTATTTCATCGAATATATCTGGAAATTTTACTTCGACGATTTGTTTAGAGCCCATAGCTTTAGC